AGGATCATTCGTTAAAACATATTCACCTGAACCGTCTTTGTATAGCCATTCTTTCATTTGTTTCTCTTTGATTGGTTTTAATTTATCAAAATACCCTTGTGTACCACCTGTGGATTTTAGCCATTTATTTGTTTCACCTTCATCGAAATAATACCAACCATCAGTTAATTTTACGTATGGATACATTGAGTTTTCATGTGTTGCATCTTTCGGATCATTCCGCTTCAAAACAACCATGTCTTTTAGCTCTTGGATGGTTATTTCTTTTAGGTGATTCAACCCCGAATCTTGAAGTGAATAATTTGAATATTCTCCATCAATCCAATTGCAAATAAAAAATGGAGGCTCCATGTTGCTAGACCATGTTGCACAATCAAGATTTAATTTGTCAAAAAGATCCTGAACTTTCTTGCTTTCATCTTTGCTATTTACTTTAATCTTCAATATTTGCATCTCATTTACCCTCAAACTCAACATAATTACGTTCATCTAACCATCGTTCATCTTCAGCTAGTCGATGCATATCATCAAACTGCTTTTGAAGCTCCTCTTTCTTGATTGGATCTTCTTCAACATTGATTGCATCCCGAAGCTCTTTAAATCCTGTCATTGGCATGACTCCACATCTGAGATTGCTTTATCTAAAACAGCTTTAATTTCTGGTGCTGTATATGGAGAATCCGCATACTTTTTTGCACGTTCTATACTTCCATGTTCCATGACCAAATCATGCGCTTCAACAAGGCGTTTTATGTCACCAAGAGATACAAATGGGCAATTTTCTGTTGGTTCAATTGCGATAAATGTGTACTCCATCATATCTGGTATATAAACATCGGTTTCTGGATAATCAATCCAGCAGTCAATAATAAGCTTTGCTGCCTTAAGTCCTTTGTTTCGCACAAACTCATTCGCTTTCATATCTCAACCTCCAACCCATTAATAAATTCTACAAACTCATTAAACTTCTGATCTGATATTTCATTAGTACCCGACAAGTAATTATGAAATGCTGACTTAGACCAACCAATCTTCTTATAAAAATCCTTCTTGGTTATCTGTTTATTTTCTTCAAACCAATCATTTAAAAACTTTCGCTTTACGCATTCAGCAGTGCTTTTTTTGTTACTTTCACGTATTTCGCGCTGTGATTCAAGGACACAATCAGCACATCTGTATCGAGAATTTTCACGCTCATAATACACGCTAAACTTCGTTTCACCATGCTTTTGGCATGATCCAATAAACTCAATCAATCCTTTTGAAATAGCTTCATCTTTTGCATCGCTATTAAACTTGAGTCGCGCACCATTCTTTCTTAAACGGTCTGCCTCTTTAGAGCAATTAAGGCAATATGATGTTCCATCAGTTCTAATGCGTTGCTCATACTCACCACATTTCTTACACTTAAAATCGAATGACTTTAAACCTTGCGATTTTGCCAAATCTCTAGCCGCTTTTAACTCATAGTAATATGTATTTTTCCGCTTGCGCTTCTCCATTGAGCGCGTATTAGCTTTCTTTCCTGAAACATTGCGACATTGAATGCAAACAGGGCTACCAGTCTTTCTAATAGCGTACTCAGTTTCGCCATGATGACGACATTGCGCAATGAATGTTGTTTTACCTTCCGCAATGGCTTGTCTCTGTTTTTCAGCTTTAGCTTTATTTGATTCAAATTTGCTTTTAGATCTTAGCAATGCTGCTCTATCAGCCATGCAACCAGTGCAACGAACATTGTGAACCTCAATATTGTATTGCACCCATCCATGATGTTTGCATTTTCCAGTGAATGACTTTTCACCTTTCGATTGAGCTTCTTTTCTCAACATCTGCATCATAGACTTTCTAAAGTATTCAGGTTTTTCAGGAAAAGTTACAAGCTTAAGCTCATTCTTTTTAAATCGCTTTTTAGGCAAAGACTTTTTTAGCTTCTCTCGTTTTAATCTTTCTTTCGCCTTAGCTCGCTCAAGTTTTTTCTTTTCAGCTTCTGCTTTGCGCTGCTTTACCAACTCTGCTTTCTGCTCTCTAATTTGCTGATTCTTTAACTCAAGTTCTCTTTTGCGTTCCTGCTCTCTAGCTTTATTGTCAGCAGCATTATTTCTACATACTGGCAAGTTTCCATCCTTGAAGTTAGTAAACCCCATCGGTAAAACTTCAATTTTATTTTCCTTGTTAGCCAACCAAGCATCAACCTCGCTCTGCAACTTCTCGCTTTTGCACTTATTTGCAATTTCACGAGAATGCAGAACTTGTTTTTGAGCAGCTTCAATATTCACGGTGAATTGTTCTGTTTTGATCATAATTTAGCTCCTCCTGCTAACCTACTTTTATGCAATACTATCCTATATAATATTATTTGCAAGTCCTTTTGCAGAATAAAAACATCAGTGTTTTTGATATGGTTATTGGTTTAATTTATAGTTTATGACCTGCTTGGATTTCTTCGTCGGTGGCGTGTCTAAACTCTTGGTCAAATACCCGATCACCACACCAGCAAATTAGCTTTTCATTTTTGTGCACAGCAAATTGCCCATGCGTGTGTTTCCCTATTCTGTAGATTTCATCAACATCAAACACATCTGGAAAATCCACAGTAAATACAACATCATCCCCAACCTCAAAAATACCATGCTGTCTGCGGTATTCAAGATAAACTTGCTTTATTCGATCAGCATTGTAAAAATCCTTTCTAGCAATACATTCATTTATGACTTCATTAAAATCACTCATCCACTACCTCCAAATCATCCACTGGAACCAAATAGTAATCTTCACCATCTAAGCTTTGAATAAGCGCCTTATTTCCCATTCTAAGCTCTCTGACAATGTATTTTGCATCGTCACGATTCTTGTATTTAAATTTCACTATGCTTCTAATTGCGATCATTTCAACTCTCCTAAAACCGCACCAAATTCACCGATAATTTCTTTTTGACGTTCGCACCACTGGATACGAAATTCCTTCTCTTCCTCGCTAACCTTCCCACAGAAATGTTCTTTCGCACTTCCGCAATGCCCTTTAAATTCTTTCTGTGTTCTTGGTCTGTTCAAATGCGGTGTGAGTACCGCATTGCTTATACGTGATAAGTGTTCAAGTCTGGTCATTTTAATCATCCATTCTGATTGGTTTAAACTGGCAATATTCAAAAGCACCAACTAAACGCACCTCACCTTTTTCACCTTGACGGTTTTTTGCTACTTCTGCTGTAATCACGCCTAAATTATTTGCATCGGGTGAAAGCAAAATAATCTTATCTGCATCTTGGCTAATCTGACCGCTACCGCGCAAATCGGACATTGTAATCTTTCTGCCCTGCGCTTCTTTTGTCAATTGAGACAATCCAATAACAGGAACTTTAAAATCCTTTGCAATGCGCTTTAATCCTACAGAAACATTAGATATGCGCTCAAACTGATCTTTAGATTTATGGTCATTCAGTAGTTGAATATAATCCACAATCACACATCCAATTGACCCATATTTAGCAATCGTTTTTTTAATCTCCCCTCGAATTTCAGCAATAGAAATTGCAGCCTTATCCACAATATCTAACTTATAACTAGGGAAAACATTTGCAGTTAAATGAACCCATTGTGAATAATCTTCATTTGTCATCTCACCTTTCTGGATATTTTTAAATGGGATGCGCCCTTGTGCTGAAATAATACGATTAGTCACCTCATAGTGAGCCATTTCACAAGAGAAGAACAAGCAAGGGATATCATTGCGCTTAACAGCATTCAAAGCAATCATCTGAGCCATTGTGGTTTTACCACCACCAGGTGCAGCAGCAATAACGCAAAAATGACTAGGCTCAATATCACCAAGCATAGAATCCAAATATGAAATTCCAGTATTCACACCATAAGCCAATCCATCCTTCTTGCTCTTGTGGTCAATCTTCGCCTTAACTATCTCTAGCGCTTCTACAGCGCTTGTTTGTAGATCGAACCTAGTATCACTCACCAAAACACTTTCCAAGCCGCTAGCAAGCTCCTGTGCGATTCTAGGCATATCTTCGATCATAGTGTTCTGTGCAAGCTCTATAATCTTGCGCCCAGCTTCTTCAACCTTTCGACATTCGGTTAATTTTTTAAGTCGCTCAATGAATGTGCCAACCGCAGAAGGTGCTGCAAAGGTTGACATCATGTCTATGAAATACTGCTCACCTCCAACCATATCTAACAAACCAAGTGCTTTAAGTTGATCAACAACAACCTCAGCATTGTAGGACTTTCCAAGCATATTTTGATTTTCGATAATCTTAAAAATCTCTTTATGTCGTTGCGCATAAAAATCATCAACTGTTGGCTTTACTTTAAGCCAGTTATAAGAATTATCATCATCCATTAAGAAGCAAAGAACATATTGCTCAAACTCAATAGAGTACAAATTAGTAACCATTAAAATTCCACCCATTCAGATTCAATTGGTTTTTGTTGTTCAGCCTTGATTTGTTGATTCACATAATCAGCCATATTCACATTAGCAAGCCAAGAACACTTAAACCCACTCCAAGAATTATCTACACAAATTTTTAAAACTATATTCACATCTAAGTTTGATTTTTTTAATTGAGATAAAAACCCCTCGAATGCTGTTTCTGTATTTGCTGATTTTTTCAGTTTACGAACTATCAACCAATCGTTAACCAGTTTTTCACTTGCTCCAATTTCAATTAAACTTTCTTTGAATACAAATTTTTTAGGCTTGCCCTCTATGTTTGTATTCTCTTGTGTATTCTCTTGTAGAACGAAATGCGTTTTCGTCGTTCGTCGAATTGCGTTTTCCGCAGTTCCCGAAATGCGTTTTCGTCGTTCGGGAATTTCAATACCTAAGCATCCACTAAGCCATTCATCAAAAACATCAGGCATAAATCTAAAGTAAATTTTATGCTCCAGTCTTTTATTGGTTTCTTGAATCAGTCCAAGTGAAACGAGTTTTTTTCTTGCTGTCGCCTGCTCACGATATGAAAGCCCTGTTTCTTCTTTAATTTCATCAGATGTTTTATAAACACCCAAATCACTTGTTGCCTTATCATGCCAGTAAATCATTTGACACAAGAAAACCCCAGCCGTGACGCTATCTAAATACAGTCCAAGTTTAGGAAAATATGCAACTGGATTACCAATACCTTTAAGCGTTAAGTAGTGACTCATTTTCTCTCCCAAGACCAATAAAGGCTATTAGGCTCATCACCACCCTTAAATTCTTCATATGCTTCCTGAATCTCAGTTATCATAAAAGTATCTGATTGGCTATCGTAAAACTTTCTAGCTTCACCGTATTTAACAACAAAGTTTGGTGAATCTTTCTCAAACCATGCAATAAATTCTTTATGCACTCTTTTTACACTCCTTAATGAATGCCACAAGCTCATGACGGGCTTTTGCTAACTCTTGCGATGCTTTGATGCTTGGTTTATCAAATTGCGCTATAATCGCCAATTCAAAGCGTTTTAAGTGTTCGTTTATAAGTTGGTCTTGGTAGGTCATTTAATCAGACTCCCGATACATAACTTTACGACCATTGATAACTCGATCACCATCTAATCCAGCACCAATAAAACGCCCTTCACAAGTTGCACAGATTGGTTTATTTCTAGTTGGATTTTCAGTAAATATATTTTGACCTTTACTTCCGCTATTGCAGAATGAAACACCGCACCAAGTTTTTACAGCAAACCATGATTCACCTTTATAATTTGTGTGCATATCCACAAATCGTACTCGATGTGCATAACAGCCACGAAAAGATTCAATAAAAGGGAGTGATTTCTTAATTGACTTTACGGTATGGTCTGGAGCATTCCAAAATGGTCTTTTTGATTCCTTTAAATCAATAAATTTACTCATTTATAAATCCTCCAAATTAACGCGAATTCGCTTCTGATTCTTGCGCTGATCCGCAGTATAATTATCAATAAAATCTTCAAAAATTTTATTAGCCAAACTATTGAAGCTGCGCTTTTCTTTCTTTGCGATTTCTTCAATTTTAATCTTTAGACTTTCGTCCATTCGTAAAGGATACTGAACCATGTTTACCTCCTATATTTGAAATCATTATGGAATCATTTTAATTAATTGTCTAATCAATAATCCAACTACAAAATTTATTTTTAATAAGTAAAATTGATATATAGGGCAAAAGAAAACCACCAGAAGGTGGTTATATGATTATTTATTCTGGATGGTGCATCCAATGCGTAACACCAACAATATGGTTTTTATCATCAACAGGTGCATATTCCTGATTTTCATTGCACATGATATTTGCTGGAATCCAGCAGAAAGGATCATCATTCCACTTGCATGGATAAGCCAAGCCAACCCCAAAACCATCAATATTCACATATAAAGGAAGATTTGTTCTCCAGCAATTATTTTTTATTTCTGGCAACTTCTCATCAACACTAATCCAATCTCTCACTCTTTATCTCCACTCACTCTCTTAATCTCCCCACCACCGACAGTCCAAGTATCTGGATGGTATTTTAGGATTTGCATTGCTTTGTTGATTGATGGCTCATGTCTATGACCATTCTTAAGTTTTCCCAAGTAACCCTCAGAAATTCCAGTAATTGCAGCTAAACCATAAACAGAAACATCTTTGTGTTTGCATGTTTCTTCAATAATTTTTTTCCAGTCTAAAACAGTTTTGCAGTCCATAAGGCTCTCCTTTTTAAGTAGTATATTTTTTTTAAAAGGATATTGCAATCCAATTTATTTGCTGTAATATAGGGTTGTTCTATAGGAGGAATAGAGAATGAAGTTTGAAAAAGATTTACATATTATCAATAAAACAAAATGTGAGAAAAATGAGGTTACCAGAACCCTAATTGGTCTTGGATTTAAATGGTTTTCACCAGACGATAAATACTTATCAATTAATGTTTCTCAGGAAGAATTTGATTTTATGACATGTGTTAATGGTGATGTTTGGCCTAATTCAGACGTTTTAACTCATCAACAATTCATGGAAAAATACGGAATGTCAGATTTAAAATCAAAAGTAGAAGAAGCTAAAAAAACACTTGGCTTAAACAACCATGAGCTTTCATTAAAGCTAGGCCATCAAAAACGATACATCACTAATGCTTTGCTTGACCCATCAGTGAAACGTCAAAAGAATATCATTCTAAAGATTAATGCTTTACTGTTGAGAGAATCAGGTGATCTTACGTATGGTTTTCAAGGTAAGGCTTTGAATACTCAGGTTGAAGATGCTGTGATGGTTGGTAAAGATGAATATAATAGTCTAAATAAAGAAAATTTAGATTTAAGGGAACATAATGCTAATCTTTTTAATGAAAATAGCATTAAAGATTTTCAGATTAATCAACTTAAAAAAGAAATTGACCATAAAACGCAGATTGCGGAAAAACATGCTGATATGCGAAATAAAGCTGAATTGCGCGTGAGTGAATTGGAAAAAGAGTGTGGTGAAAAGGATGTAGCTATTAAGCAGCAGTTGCTTAATTCTGGAAATCAGGTTTACAAAATTAATGAACTTGAATTGCAATTAAAAACAACTCAGCAGAAGTTTGTCGATGTCGTTGATCAAAAGGACAGTGAAATTAAAAGACTTCAAAACAACTGCAACCACGCAACAAATCAGTATCAAGGCAAGCGTGAGCAGGTTGTGCGCCTGAATGAAAAGCTAAACAAGCAAGCGGTTATTTATTTAACCATCATTGTGATTATTTCATTAATCGGCATTATGGGTTTTGCATCATGACCGACTACTGCAAGTTGTGCCATAAGTTTACGTTGTTTTTAAATAATTATTGTTCGGAGTGTGGGTTGAGATGAAAAGAAGCATTAAAGACTTGGGGCTGCATGAAGCAGGGAGCTACATTAAAAACTTGGACGATGTTAAGGATTACCTGCAATGCGTAATATCAGAAGATAATACAATTGATGATGTTGCGTATTCGATTCAAATATTAACAACCGCTTTGGATCGCTTAAAACAGGTTATAAATAACCAATAACGTATAAAAATCTTTCATTAGACGGTGGCTCATAGGTTTATTAATATGAGTCATCAGAAGGAGAAATGAAATGCTAAGTAAAGAAAATATCTTAGGTGGTTCAATAATTGCGGTTTTAATTCTATCACCATTGTTTATTTATATTTTTGGTGGTCTTTAATGGATATTCAGCAGTTAAAAGACCAAGCAATGACTTTGTGTTTAGAGTTAAAGGCATTGTCAAATGAAGAATACAAAGCTGAAGTTGTGAAAGCGCATTACTCACCAACATTCATTATTGAATACTTCAACCGTGGTGGTGATAGATTTCAGTTATGGGTAAACCAAAGTTACACAGAATATTATCAAAAGCGTTATTTAGAGCAAAATATTTTCCGCTTAGAGCAAATTAAGAAAGAATTATTTGGAGGTTAGAATGAACCAGGTTGCACAACAAACGAAAAGCCTTAAACAATATGTATCTGACGATAAGATTCGCCAGAAGTTTACTGAGATTCTAGGCGAAAAATCAAAAGGCTTTTTGGCATCTGTGATGCAAGTTGCAAATAGCCCAATGTTAAAAAATGCAGACCCAGCAACAGTGATCAACGCTGCAATGATGGCAGCTACGCTTGACTTGCCAATCAACAATAATCTTGGCTTTGCTTATATTGTTCCTTTCAACAATCGCAAAGCAGGGACTACAGAGGCTCAATTTCAACTTGGATACAAAGGCTTTATTCAGCTTGCACAGCGTAGTGGTCAATTCAGTCGCATTGCTGCAACACCTGTATATCAAGGTCAGATTGTTTCTGAGAATCCATTATTAGGGTATGAATTTGATTGGTCAGTTAAACCACAAGGAAACCCTATTGGTTATGTGGCATTCTTCAAACTGCTAAATGGATTTACAGCAGATTTATACATGACTGTAGATGAAGTAAATCGACATGCCTCTAAATATAGTCAAACATATAAACGTGGTTTTGGTGTGTGGAAAGATAACTTTGATGCAATGGCGCTTAAAACAGTTTTAAAGCTACTTTTGTCTAAACAAGCCCCATTATCAATCGAAATGCAAAGTGCTGTATTGGCAGATCAGGCAATTGTTCGTGATGTTGAAAACAATGATTTTGATTACATAGATCACAATGAAAGTGTTGCGGATTTAGAAGCACCAAAACTACCAATCAGTAATGAAGATTTTGCATCATTAGCAGAGCAATTAAAGGTTGGTGCAATTGAAAAATCATTCTTTGATGGCTATCAATTGAGCCAAGAACAAGAAGCTGAATTGGTGACTATCAATGCCTAAACTATTCCGATGCTCAAGCCTTGCCGACTTAATCGGCAACCCGAAAGGGAAAGGTGAAGTTATTACTGAAACAGCAAAATCAAAAATCAGAGCAATAGCAAAAGAAGATTTATATGGTTTTAAAAGTTTCACAGGTAATCAATATACAAATAAAGGATTGATGCTTGAAGGTGTTGCAATTGAAATGTCAGGAAAGATGCGACTTAAGCCATACAAAAAGCATGTTGGTCGTATTGAAAATGAATTAATTACTGGTGAATGCGATATTCTTGATTTACCAAATAAATTGATTATCGATACAAAATGCACTTGGGATATTGGGACGCATCCATTTTTTGAAGATGAAGCCAATGACAAGGTTAAAAAGTCTGGATATGACATTCAGTTACAGGCTTACATGTGGCTTTATGATTGCGAAGTTGCAAATGTTGATTTTTGGTTGTTCCCTGTTCCTTTAGAGTTAACTAAGGATTGGGATGATCGAGAGCAATTGATTGATCTTGTTGAGGCCATACCAATCAAAGAGCGTTTAACCACGGTAGTAATCGAGCGTGATGAATCGATTATTGAGCGTATTAAGGAGAAGATACCGCATTGTCAGGCTTATTATGACAAGTTAGTAGGAGAGAGAAATGGAACTAAAACCTGAGCTATTTTTAGCTATCGTTATGGCAATATTATTTGTATGCCTTGTTTTAAATTTTCTGTATAAACGTGGCAAGAAATCAAAAGTTATTATCTTTCCAAAAGATTTGAAAGAGTCATCTTCTCAGTATGCAGAACGCAAAGAAGATGATCACCGTAAATTTAACAATCGTAAGGGGTATTGAAATGAATAAATTATTGGAACCAATGGAAATTATACGTGATGAAACTGGGTCATGGATAAATCCTGAATATTTAGAATATATAAATAAATTAGATAGTCAAAATGACTATTTAACAAGGGAGGAATGGTCTGCTTTAAAAAATCATTTCAATATTGATACCGTTACAATTTGGATGGAAAGCAACATTAATGGTGATGACTGGGAAAAAATGATGGATGATTGTGACATCACAAAATGGGATCCTATTGCGCCAACTGGTTTCTTTTTAATTGATATTGGTTTTGGTGAAGATGATGCTTATGCAATTTTTGCTAGAAATAAACGTGAAACAGAATTAACGTAAATATTATTAAAACAAAGCCCCTTTAATCGGGGCTTTTCTCATTTCACCAAGTTGTAAATTGTCTTAATCGAATTGATAAACTTAATCAGCAATTCAGACCAATAAGCCCAATTTTCATAAACTTCAACAAACATGCCTTTGATCATAGACAAGACTGATTCGAGTTTAGATTTACCACTCATACCGCTACTTTCTAGCGAATCCATTGCACGGGCAGTAGACATATAAATTTCATATCCAGTCTGCGCTACATCAAAAATGTTTAAAGCGATTTGTTCGATCTTTTTCATTTCACATACTCCGCTAAAACTTCAGCAACAGCTTTACCAATAAGCCATTTTTTCTGTTTCCAGATTTCCAATTCAGCATCATTTGATATAAAGAATAGCTCTAAAATAATACCACCATTTGAAACATAGGCTAGGCGAGAATGTTGCCCTGAATTTTCAGGTTTCCAACCCTTATCACCGCGCAATGGATTACCCATTACAGATGAAACCGCTTGGCATAGTTTTTGATTGGCCCAGCATTACAATGGAATTCAACCGCAATTTTACTGCCTTGGATAAGTTTAACAGCTTGCGATAATGTTGCGTTTCCTTTGCCTTCGCCATCAGTTCTGATAGTGATTCCTGCGGTTCGCAAATAGTACGCAACAATATTCCGCATATCTTGCGCGATGTCACTTTCACGGTCACTACCATTTACAGCTCCGCTATCTGTATTTGAATGCCCTGCTGTAATTGTTACGATATTAGTCACTTTTCATATCCTCCGCACCGCATAAAGTGCAACGTAAAAGCAGATACAAGTAATGCAAAACCAAATCTACAAATAATTTCAGCATTGCGCAAATGTCCATTTAGGTCAGCACCAAATATTGTATTAATCAATACGGCAGACACACCAACTATTAACACAAATGATATAACATCAACATAGATTGGCATTTTGATTTTTCGGTGAAACAGTAGAACAAGCAAGCTAACTAAAATGATAGTTAGACTTGCGCAATTAAGAATTGTCATCATCTAACTTTACTCCTGATTTTTCCTCAATAGTCAGTTTAGCTTTTTTTTCGACTGTCTTAATTATGATTTTTGCAATCGTCATGCCGCCAAGACCAAGAACAAAACCAAAGATTGCAGCGCCTTTACCACCTGTCAAAAAATCAGCAGCAGCAGGAGCTAATGCAGATGCAAGAACAATACCAACAATAAAACTTGATATTTTCTCTTTCCATCCGTTGCTTGGAACTGCAAATAGTGTGACTACAGCCCCAGCTAAACCCATGAACAAAACACCTATATGTTCACGCACCCAGCCTAAAATAATTTCACCTAAATCCACAGTGATTCCCCATATCAGTTTTAGTGATAATAACACTTTTCAAGATAAATAAAAAAACCCCCGAAGGGGTTTATTATTTAAATAAAATATGATCCTGCTATATACAAGTCACCAGTTGATGCAATTTGAGTAACTCCAGATGATGTTCTAAAGCGAATCTGAGAAGCACCAGCAAGAACATAAGCAACAATAGGGGATAGAGTTCCTGTTGTGGACATGACTTGAAAGACTGCATTCTGAGTTGCTGCGAACGGAAGCCCTGCAACTATCAAGTTGCCAGTTCCATCATGTGCAGACCAAGCCACACGCATTGTAAAATCAATAGCATTGTCTGATTGTGAATAAACGCCTGATTGATTCGTATATGTACCAGTTCCTACAGTTGTTTCACCTCGTACTGTTGGAGATAAACTGCGTACGTCAGAGTTAGCAATACCATCCCAATATTTATTCCCTTTAACCACACACGTTTTATCAGCAAGTGCAGCAGCATCACGATACACAGCAGCCGTTCCAGAGCTAGCTCCTAGAAAGGTACAGCCCTCTACAGATACCTCAGCACCACCGTTAATGATGACACCGATTGTACTATCACCAGATGATAAGAATACTCGACAATCACGCATCTGGGCTTCTGCAACTAATTCAACACGTGAAGCGTCAAACCATGCGCCATCAATTAGCAAATTACCACCAGACGATGTTTGTTGTAATGCTTGTTTTCGATCACCATAAATATGAGCGCCAGCACCAACAAAACATGAGCGTCCATTTACGCGAATACCGCGAGTTACATAATAAGCAACAATACCGAGAATTACACAGTCACCACAGTTCACATCAATGGCTGTTCCCGCTGTGATACCAGCGGGTAGATCAGTAATGCCATTTGCTGTGTATTGCCACTGCCCTACAGTAGACGATGGCATTTGTACAAATTCGTTACCACTTGTACCTGTTTCAACGCCTTTATTGAAGAAATTTAACACACTTCCGTAAAGCGTGAAGTGCAAGAAATCATGCAAATAAATACCATTGCCTTTGTATCGACAGTTGATATTACCGTACATTGAAGTTTGTAACGGTCTGCGGTTTAATGAATTATCACCACTAACAGCCACTGATGTATCGATAGCAAAAGATGCGGTAGATACAAAGTTGTCAGGTAAAATTATGTTGAAGTTTAGATTTGCGCCATATGTTGATCTTAAGGCTAGTGGCGTGGCTGGATAAATCGGAGCATCTGCCACAAATTCAAAACTGCTTAAATCAAACCAACTTTGCCCGATATTATTCGTAATTAATGGCGCAATGCTTTTTGCAAATGCTTGCGCATTATTCCACGCCTCATTTGATCCAGAGGATACGGAGCCGGTATTACCGAAGCTACTGACATTAATGCGCTGCTTATTAACTCTCTGCGCATTATTAATATTGATTTGAAGTTGACTTAAACCACTTGTTGGGTCGAAAACTCTACTTGTTGAATTGACATACTCCCAACCAGTCATATTGCTGTTTGGATCATTGGTATTGTTTGCAATGGTTGAAATGGCTTCTGTGCCGTTGTTTAATCGCAGTTTTGCATTTAGCGGATAGCCACCGATTGATGTTGCATAAGCAGAATCAAAACCGTATCCACCACCCTGAGTCAGAAAAACCAAGTTATCAGTAACGTCATATAACACTCCGTTTAAATCAGAACCTTTTGGTGGCATACCACCAGCAGTAATTGACTGCATAGTATTTGGTGGAAATCCAACTTGATAGGTTGCAGAGTTCGGTGCTTCCCCCGTGGTTTCTTGGATGTCTGTACGGTATCCTGCTGCTGCTTCTGCTGCAAAAGGGGTTTTAATTAATTTTGGCATTTTAGTATCCTATAGCTATCCAAAAAATATCATTATTCGTTGATGCACCACAATAAACTCGGAATTGTGAGCGACTTACAATATGTGCAGTTGTCACGGAAGCATCCGCAATACCACCATCATTTTTCAATGTTGCATTAATATTTAAGCAAGCAGTCGGAAAGGCTTTTGGAAATGAGTTTGTGACATACTCTTTTGACACTCCCCATTGAATCATAAAGGTTCGAGTTCCGAACGGAATCTCTACATATCCATTCTGGTTGGCAGAGAATACGAAACGATCAATAATGTCTTTTAAGACTTTACCTTGCGCTGCTGTTAAAGCTGCATCAGTGGCATTACTGATTAAATTATTTACAAGCTTTACTGTCCCTGTGGTTGTGCTTGTTGCCAATGGCACAGATCCTTGTCCAGCATATATAGCCCAAGTTGTATTTGTTCCATTCGGGTCTACAAGGTTATTGTCAACTAGACTAATATAGTCTTTCTGATAATCATTAGATGCAACAATAGCACCTTTTGCATAACCACCAATTGCAGCAGCGTATGTTGCATCAAATTGAATACGATCACCACGACAGTAGTGAGCAATAGGACTAGATAGCTCGTAAAAGATACCGTTAAAATCCAATCCTTTTGGTGGTAGTCCTCCAGCATCCTGATTTAACATTGTCTCAGGTGGAAAGCCTTCTTGATAGGTTGCATCTTCAGGATCTTGGCTAGGTTGCCGTGTTAATTGAATGGTATTTTTATTCCCTGTATTACAAAAAGGAATAACCACCATATATGGATTACTCATTGTAAAAATACTCCTTGGTCAAATGGTTGAAATTCCGAACCTTCAAAACCGAAATACTCATTAACCGCACTTTGTTGATAGGATACAAGTACACCGCAAGGTTCTGGTAGCAATTTAAGAGTAAAAGCAATTAACCGCTGAAATGGTGTTAGGTTGAATTCAAAAACATATGATGCTGTCATGTGTCCAGTGATGTAGTAGTATGCACGCTGATCACCAAAAATACTTTTTAAATATTTATTGATGTTTGGCGCTGTGGCGTAAAGGATATTAGATGCTGCTTTAATGATGATCAATTCTTTATATTGAGCATCAGGAAGCCTATAAGACTGAAAACCCGAGCCTGCACCACTAAAAGGCGCATTATCAAAAGGCGTGAATTTTTCACTAGCAGGAGTGGTTTTAAATCCAAAGTATTTAGCGGATGGGTCGAGCATTTGTACAGCGCGATTAACACCAACAATGCGACCCCAAATATCTAAACCCCACCCTGTAGCCGTCCGCAGATTCCATAAAATTGTATAGAAATCATTAATAGTAAATCTTGGATCAATAGCATCATTCATTGTTTCAATAATGCTCAGAATGATCGGACTATTCGCATATTGTGAAGCAATGGTGTCTTGAATATTTATCATGCTTGCACCACCGAAATATCAAAAGTCGTGGTGATTGGGAATTGATCTACACCTAATTGAGCCTGATCAAGCCATGTTGTGCCGTTATCAATACTTACCTGTAAACTAACAACGAGTAAATCAGATGCATTAACCACGGGCGTAACATACTGCACCGCTCGGATATTTTGAGCTACACGTGCGCGAGTCTTGCCGGTTTTTAACGCATTCAAGATAGCATTCTTAATATCCTGCTCGTCTTGATAAGACATTTCTGCAATATCATCAACTTCGATTTTAAACTTAGTTGTGACGGTATCAGGGCGTAAAAACTTAATTTTGTAGTCAGGAGGATCAATAGCAAAGGTATCATTATCATATACAGTAACTTCTGTGTTTCCGACAAATGAGCAACCCGTTCCAGCCTTAACAAGTGCTTGCCAAGCGATATCATAATCAGTACCACCAACAACAGAGATTAAAATACTATTGCGCGTTACAGGATAGTTTGTAGATCCAAAATTTACCGTTGCATCTGTTGGATTGGATTTAACCCAAACATCCACCACACTAGGCAAGTTTGCAATCGCACCACGTACAGCAGCATCCGTATTTTTTGCATTAGCTGCCACGGATTCTTGGCGACGAATCTCAAAGTTTTCTCTTGATTCTTCATCAAGACCAACAATCGCAGCACTTGTATTGGTAACACGATCAAGACCAGACAAAGCCACAATAATATTTGTGATTGTATTTGGCGCTGCTTCGATAGCTCCCGCTGTTAAACATTGAACTGTACCAGTGATTGAACCGCCAGTATCAATTATAAAGTCGCCAGTAGTCTGCCAAATATTCCCTGATTGATCACCCAATTGAAATCCAGTTGGGATTAAGCGACCAGATAAACCCTCAAAAACAATAGTTGCTGTCGAGAAAGTATTTTCCTGTCGAGTTAAAAAATAAAGTTCACCAATAGCATCTTGCCAAATACCAGTAGAGTATTGAGGGTCAATCTGATTCATAAGCTGAATCATCTTGTCGCGCTCATCTTGAATCATGGCAGTTAATGAAACAACCAATTGACCTTGTGGTGTATCTTCAGACTGATTTAAGTCAGTGCCAAATGCTTGCAAAAACATCTGCCACAATCCGTTTTTAACTTCTTGCGTAGATGGGGCAATAATGCCTTCATTTGTAATTTGAATGCTAGGAACTGTCATAATCCCACCGTTGCAGAATTGCCTTCTATATCAGTAAATTCTATCATGCCTGTTAATTTCCTATCAGATAATTGATTAAGTTTAATATTAACAGAAACTACGCCATCAACCGACATTGCTGCCTTATATAATTCTGATTGATATAGACCTATTGGATAGGTGTTTTTTCCTAATATAGATTCTAAATAGGGGATTCCTGCACTTTGTTGATAGTATAAATCCTGAATAAACACACGGCACTTAGATGCAATGTCTTGCGCTCTTTGATATGTGCTTTTTGCAGTTGCTATATTGCCATTAGTGTCTAGTGCTAAATCCCAGGGATCAGGCAATAAAAATAATGTTCTAGCCATCAGTTATGCCCCACTCCTGTATCTTGTTGAGTATTTCCAGCGCTATCATTTCCTTGTGAATGAATATGAGTGTCAACAATAACGCCATTTGCTAAGACAAGTTGCCCATTTGGTTTGATAATCAATCCATTAATATTAATATCACCAGTTGATTTAATATCAATGCCGTTATTTTTAAAATGAATGTATTGTTCAGGCGTTCCCGACATCATTGTGAACATATAAACAGCGTCATTCAAACTATACTGCCTGCGTGTGTTTGGCGCTGCTTCTGCACCTGTACGCTTGACCATTGATATATCGCGCTCACAAAAGCCACATAAACCAACATCCCCCACAACAGGATCAATAACTACAGCATTTTTACCACCCTGCACACGCAGGTAAGGAACATTGATGATTTGACCGCGACCATAGACGTTATTATTGCCATCCACTTGCTGAACCAATGGACGTACTGAACATCGACCAATAGGCGCGAGTGTGCCAGTCGGAACGGATACAGAAATCACCTCAACAGGAATCATCGTATGAACATTTGATATTAACTGTTGGATAATAAATTTATCTTGTGCAGCACCACCTACAGACTGTTCAGGTCGGGCATTAGTTAAAGGTGAATCATCTTGCAAGCGCGACATCTTGAGCGTCCCTCCGTGATGCATTGCATTCGATAAACCAAGCGCCATTCTCTTGATTTGCTTCTAGTGTAACTGTTGTTCCATAGATACGCCAATCGCCATTGCAGCCTTCTATTGTGCTCTCTCTAATTTTAACGATACCACCAAATCGAATATCGGGATTGTAGAATGCTTTAAACACAACACCACGAACATCTTGAGTTGGATAGCCAATCAAACCTGTAGTCGGAGTTAATGTCGGGATTTTAATTTGACGCGCTACGCCTTTCGGGCAGATCGCAATTAGATTTTGCTCAATGTATAAATCAAAGTCGGCATCTTGAGCAATTTGTTGAATCATGGCTAAATGGGTTTTCTCATACAATCCGCCATCAGGAATAATTAACGATGCGCCATTATTTTCAAACTTATAACCCATGTAATTTTCTGCGATAATCCTAATCATTTCCGCAGCATCCATATCATTAATAAATGCAATTGGTTCGACTGGTTTAAGCGCATCAACGATAGCGGCTTGAGATTCAATATTTAAGAACGCATTTGGCACGTTAGACATATCAATCTTAGCGAATGTGATATTACCCTCGTAGACTTTGGTTAGCTCTTTGCCTTGATTGCCTGCCTCAATAAGAATTGTATTTAGCACAGCTCCTAAAGTGTTCCACTGAATACGACCAAGTTTAGCCATTTTATCCATGGCTAAACCGTAAATCTGAATATTTGCAGATGGGGAAATAGCACCGTTACCATTGATGATATTGCAAAGAACGCGTAATCCAGTTGATTGCAATTGATTAAAATCACCCTCAGAAGTAAAGACTTCGGGTTTGCCCTCTTTATCTGTGCCTTTAAGAGTAATTGTGACTCGTATTACTTTTCTATTCATATAAAAAAAGCCCTAATTGATAGGGCTTAGTTTAGCATTAAATATGTTTTAAAATATGCGTTATGACATCAATAGTCCATCCGTTGCCAATAGATTTATAACGCTGTGTATTGGATAAAATAGAAGTCCAGTTATCAGGTAGTGTTTGAAGTCGCTCGCATTCAACTGGAGTGAGTTTTCTGTATTGCATATCATCGTACACAACCAAATTATCCTTTTGCACCGTTGTAAGCGTATTGGTTTTTCCATCATTGCGAACTTCAAGTCGTTGCTCTGTTAGCCCTGCTGTTTTCATTTTATGGTCTTGACGCTTGCCATCTACAATGTAGCGCCCTCTGATTGCACCACCAAGCACTGCATATTGTGGAGGTTGTTTGTAAATGGTTGCTGTTAACGTAATCATTTTACCATTAGCATCATAAACACGGTCACGCTGTCCAATCTTTCCCTCACGCGCAGTAGTTCCTATTTGTCCGCTATTAGTTTTTTGACATGGCTTAAATCTAGCAGCAGCTTCATCTGATAATTTATATTTATCATCCATTGGATACTCAAGAATATCTTTAAGCAAAATCCCCTTATCATCAGGCTGTGTAACTTCAAAATTAGTCCAGTAATAACGGTTTCGATTTTGCGCTGAAACTAGCGCACTATTAATCAAGGTCTTTTCAACATAACCCAATGCCTGTGTCGTGTGGTGAGTAATATATTCTTCAAAATCCTTTTTCATCTTGACGTTTTCCATCAAGAATTTAGCTTTTGGATTAAAATATAAAACATGCTTAATGATTTCTAGCGTAGTCCAGAACAACATTCCGCGCTCGTCTTTATCGCCCAGTTGTTGACCTGCAACACTCCACGCTTGACACGGGAATCCAGCACCAACCAAATCAATTGAAGCCCAATCAATATCCCATTCTCGCCACTTGGTTACATCGCCTAAAGCAATATCATTTGGGTAGTGATGCTCTGTAACCTTGTTTGCGTACTTGTCAATTTCTGAGTAATAGCAAGTGTCAACATTAATTCCTGCACGATCACAAGCTAAATGCAAGCCACTAATGCCATTAAATAAACTTAAAATATTCAATTTTCTTCTCCCAAAAAGTAAGCCCACTATAGCAAGCAGGCTTAATTCTGAATAATGAATTGTTTTTATAAGTCAGCGCTTATTCATAACTCATCCGTCCAAACTAATTTAAACCGATCATTGAATTGAGAAAACGCAGGATCATCAATCGCATCCATATCAATAAACACAAAACCCTCTTTAATCTCATTTCTGTTTTGGCAGATACGATTATAAACAATAGGTGTATTGTTTTTAACGATGCTCATGTAAAGTTGGTCAAGTCGGGTATTCAACTCCAAGTCATAACTATCGTTATTGATTGTCACGCTTAGGGTTTGGTTTGGCACTTGTTGGAGCAATATTTCCAAAATCATCCAAATAGCTTCCTTAAAATTGAGGTGTTAGAACTTGCGTCTTTTGGCTGAACCTCTCCCGAATCCACATTTTCAGCGTCACTAGGGTTTTTAACTTCCTCTAGTGAATAGAGAACCCCGACTTCTCGAACTTCCTCAAGTTGGACATTAACAACAATTAATTGCAATCCCTCACTTGCTGAACGTGCGTAATCAACATTGATAATTGACATATTTCTATGAACAAATTCAGGACTGATTACATGAAATTTAAGTGTACTGCCTTCATAGGTTAAAAGTTGAGTAAGCCAAGCACCACGCTCTAATGGCCCACCAGTGCCTTTTGAAAGTTGAACTACCGCCTGAGAGGGGGTAGCCACTTTATTATAAGAAGCGAATGAACCACGTTCGATAGGAGCATTGGCAATTGTACTCGCGCTAGTGAAACTTAAACCCAAAACATTGTCAGATTTAAGCACAGGAACGCCAAATTCATTCACCAAGCCCCATACGTTACCAAATACTGCATTAATCACCGCAGCACCACCAAGACTTAAAAGAGCATCACCACCAGAAGTGACAAGCCCTTTATAGTTTGGGATATCAGGGAAACCTGCCATAGCCATTAATTCATACTCCCTACAAGTTGATAGAATGAGTTTTGCGCTGCCTTCATGGCATCACCAACAACACCAGTAATTGTGCTTGCTGTTGATTGCACCTTAACCTCATTGATTTTAACATCAACATTAGTGGTTTTTGTGTTAGATGGCTTAGCAATGGTTTTTGGTATTTGATTGGTTGGCATTGTCGCTTGAGCTTGGGTAGCGCCATTTGAAATCATTTGCACCTTTCCTGCTTTAACACCCTCGGCTTTTACCATGCCAGCAGCAAGAGCTTGAAACTCCTTATCCGTCATTTGTCCAATTTTTTTCCCTTCCAGATTCACACCCATTGATTTTGCAGTGTTTGCGATGGTTTTTTCATATCCAGCATAGTTTGTTTTACCTGAATAATCATCTACCGCATACTTTCTCAACATTTGTTGATATGTTTTTCCACCATGCTGGCTTTTTAGCAATTGAGCTTTAGCAACAGCGCCAGCCTCCATGCTTTCAAAGATAGCATTGCCAAACTGATCAAGAGCGATAACCCCTTTGTATCTCCGCTGGGCATCCTTTAGGGCCTGCTCTTTTGATCTTTTTATCTTATGCGACCCGACATCGCTGCTATTGCGGTAGCCAAATTTCAGGTTTCCAGGATTGTTATTCCTCCAAGCCACCGTGCCGCCAGTTCTCACCTCTTGGCTGCCATCTGCTAATTGATATGTTCTTTTCATACCATCATAACTAGCCCCTATTTTTTTACTGCCACCCTCATTCATAACACTAGTCCCCGCAAGCGTGCCAACCTCTTGACCTGTAGCAACATCGGCAGCACCAGCAATACGCCCCCATGCAGAACGAGCACCTTCTGCAACTCGCTTACCAAACTCTAAGCCCATCTCGTTAGCTTCAGCAATAGCACCTTTAAAATCGCCACTGAAAAGTTTATTCAAGATTGAGCCATAGCCCTTCAATGTTGGGATTGCAGATTGAATCAATTCATCACTTAAATTTCTAAAGCCGTTTAGTAGTGAATTTACAGAAACACCATTTTCATCAATAAAGCCTTTTAATTTAAGCCATTCTCGACCACCTTCCGCAGCTTGCGCCCAAGAAGTGTAACCAGTTAATAGATAGGCAAAGCCATTCTTTAAGTTATCCACTGAGAATTTAGCATTGTTAATGTAGTCAGAAAATGCACCCCAGTTGAATAACGAATTACCACCTTCAGCCCAAGTTTTGTAATCATCATATAAAGCAATGAATGCAGCACCTAGAGCCCCCACAACAAGCAAGAATGGAGCGAATGGGGCAATGAATGCAGTTAATGCTAATAATGCCTTGCCAAGCAAAGGTACCACCAACATTCCTAAAAATATCCCTAAACCTTGGAAGACATTTTTAACTGTCTTTTGATGACGTTGTAAAAATTCAAAGAATTTAAGCGCAATATTCGACATTTTGATAAGTAATGGCACGATAGCATTACCAATCATTAATTTCATTGAAGCCCAATGAGCGCCCAATTTAGCCTGATTTTCAGAAAGTTGACGACTAGCAGCTAATTCTTCTTTGCTTGATGAGTACATTTGTTTGTGATAGTCAACCATCTCTTTCATGGCATCACGACCTTGAACTAAGGCATTTACTGTACCTTCATCAAAGCCTAGCTTTTGACCCATCAAGACAGCTTCTTCACGATTCATGCGCGACATAGAGTCAGCAAGGTCTAACATCACCTTGTCTGTATCTCGCACTTTACCTTGAGCATCAACCATACTCACACCCAATGTATTGAACATTGGAAGCATTGAGCTTTCGCCAGTCATTTTAAAATCATTCATGGCGCTATTTAGGCTTTTCATATCGCCAGCCATGCCTTGAGCAGAACCACCCATAGCAGCAGCAGCACCTTGCCAAGCCTTAACATTTTGTGACGACATGCCTAGATTCTGCGATAAGAAATTTAGTTCTTCATTCGCTTTTCGAGCTTCTTCAGCAAGTTTAAGTAAGCCAGTACCAGCAGCGATAACCGTAGCCATCCCAGCAATACCCTTGATTACTTTTCCTAAACCTTTTGTTAGACCATCAAGATTTTGACCTGTAGTTTTGGATTGTTTCTCTACATCTTTTAAGCCACCTTCTAAGCTTTCACTTTTCTTGATTGCTTGATCTGCATCTTTGTTATAACCCTTAGCATTCAGCAGGAGTTCAACAAATATTTGCTCAACTGTATTACTTGCCATTATTTTGCATCTCCCTAGCTAATTCATCTAAGCGTCTTTGATTTTCTTTAGCAACCTGGTGGGCTTCAATAATATCTAGTGCATCCTCTAAGCCTAACACGGTGTCAAGCTGAAACACAGTAGTTGATACATTAGAACACTTTACAAGCGCACCTTCTTTAAGTGGCAGTCCTGTTTGTTGCCCTAAGTCTGGGAACTGCCGTCTGCTAAAAAATCAATGTGAAGAATGAAAGCCTCTTTCCGTAAAGTCCAAAGCGTTTTTAAATCTTCAATTTCATCATCAATTGAAAGCATTGGGCGAGCAGCACCACCAGTCGGCACAACCTGAACGCAATCCTCAATCAATTGATCAAGTAGAGACTGCCCTACAGTTTCGGTTACGTTTCCAAGTCCTGCAATTGAAATACGGGCAAGCTCAAGCATACCACCAGACACATCAATTTTAGGCGCATCACTAGGCATCAATGTATTGGCAATCAAATCAAAATTAACGCCACCAACATCTACGCCACCACGCATCATTGCAAGTAATGCAGTGTTTGCCCATTTATCAGCTTTGGTCACAGGCATTTCAGTGACAAGGAAAGATTTTCCAACTACTGTTTTAGTCTTACGAGCCATTAGTTGATATCCTCAGGTGCAAATTCATCTACGTTAAACACGTATTGTACACCACCTAGCATTTTTTGCGCTGAAACACCGCTAGGAGCAGTTACCATAAAGCCACTGAATGAATAGCGTTTTTTGATTGAAGGAATCTCAACAATGAAATCGAAAGGACGGGTTTCACCATTCTTTTGAAAGTCGATCATGCAATTGTCCATCATAGACAAAGATTGGCTATTACCTTCGTAGAAGATAGTAAATGGTGTTTCGTTAAATACATAACCACCACTTAATTGACGATCTACACCCGCGCGAGTTTCACCCACAGTACGATCACCAAAGCCAAAAGCATTGTCTACTTGAAAGCCTTGTTGCTTGACGTAGTTGTCATAAACCCCTTTGCATCGAACCAATACGTTTGCATTCGCAGCCGTTAAGGTTTTTAAATTAACACTCATGTTTTTCTCCTTATAGGACTGCTGTAGAAGTCATGTTAATACCTTGGATTGATCCACCATCAGCATAATAGAACTTGGCAGGGAGTCGTTTACGTGTAGCACCAACAACGTTAATTGCATCACCAACAAATAAAGCCCAACCAGTCAATTGAATCTGTGTAGCAGCATCATAGCCAAATTCACGGTTAATCACTGATTTTTGTTGTTCAGTTAAAATCATGCCTGCAACAATACCACCAAATGCTACACCCTGATTGATACGGTCTTGGAACATTGCGCGGTACAAAGCCTTACCATCATTGTTTGGAGGGATCGATTTGTATTGCTGTAAGCCCACCATACCATCAACTTCAAATCCTGCATTCAACCAAAGCTGGAAAGCGTATGTATCAGCCCAAGCAAACTCACCAGACACAACAGAGTTGCGCATGAATTGGAAGCGGTCATTTGCAGTAGCCCAAGCGCCATAGTAAGCATAGCCATTTGACTCTAATGCTTTAGCATCTTGCTTGTTAGTAACGCTTGCCACAATACCAGATTGGTTGCGGAAGTCTAAAGTTACACGACCATTTGTTTCCTGGAAGTCAATCGAAGCAATAGAGCCACATGCAAAAGCAGCATGAATCTGGTCGCCATAAATAGGCGTACAATCTGCAATTACATTCGCTTCAAGCCATGCGCCAAAACACACATCATTGTTTGCAATTAATGCAGTAGGCTCTTTACCCCATTGGATAGTCCAATAACGGTGATTTTGACCAGACACCCAAGTTGCAAGTGATTTCCACCAATCAATATCAAAAGCAGACTCACCCAATGCAGAAATTGGGGCAAAGTTCAATGTGTAGTCAGTCACACGCTCCATTGCAGTTTCAGGGGTGTCAATGACAGTTGCATTGTTTAAAGTAGCACCACCTTCTTCTGAAAGCCCAAGAGCATAAGCTGCCGTACCATTTGCAAAGCTAATGCTTGAAGTCGCGCCAGTTGTACCAGATGCAATAACAAAAGCTTGTAATTGAGTATCAAAAGTTACAGTAGCGGTTAATGCTGTGGCAATAATAGTTGCTGCATTGCTAAAGCTAGTGGCAGTCGATAAATCAACTGTACCAGTCTTTAAAGTGCCATCAATCGTGACTGATAGTGTGCCATTAATTGCCTTGATTTCATCAAGAGTTACTGAGCGAAGTGAGCGACCAATTAACGCAGCAGCTTTGTCAGCATTCACGTAGTTCGCAATGAATAAAGATGATGGCTTGATATTTGATCCGCTAAATCCTGCAAAGTAGGTTTCAGCAAATTTATAAGCATTTGATGTAACACCGTGGTCATCGCCAACCGAGTCAACATCAAAATATTCTTTTACAGGGAACATTGCCAAAGTGGAAAACACCACTGTATTAAGCGATAGAGATGTACCGCCTGCACTTAACGCAGCAGGCAGGATATTTACAATATCACTCGCTGGAATGGATGGTTGCATTTATGTCAATCCTTTTATTGATTAGCCAGTGTAATATCAACAGAAACAACCGTGTCTGACTGCTCTGCGTACGTGTAGTATGGATTATATTGTAAAGCAATTTCTAATAAAAATCTCTTTTCGTACTGATCTTGCTCGTTGACAAATTCCATGTTGCGCGGATTGTTTGCATACAACGGTTGAATGGCTTGCAGTTTGTTGGTTGTGTACACGGAACGCCACATGGTTGCACACTTAGTCACTCGATCAAAAGCTTGCTCACCGTAGAAATCCAACTGCATCATGTAGAGTTTTGATGTTTGAATTGTGGACTCGCCATCTTCATTTGTGTATTGCGACTGGTCTAAATCTTGGGTATATGGCAATAGAGTCATCACAATACCATCTTGCGATAATGGCGTGTTATTCTGCAAACCTTGCTCGACAGGGCAATTAAACAGCTCTGTTAAGTAATTCCATAACTCAAGATAGATTGCTTGTTCATTCATACATTATTGCCCCGATACGCAATGCCCTGAACCCACCCCGAACCATCTTGCAGACTGCCATCATCATAAGATCGCTCAATCTTAACGACTTTCCATTCGGTCATTTGAGTTTCATTCGCTGGACGAAATACCAAATAATCCTCACCTTTTTGCATAGATCGAACCTGAGATGAAACAAGCCCATTGGCAAAAAAAGTACAATGCATGCCTTGCTGATTAACTAAGTTTAAGTGGTAAAGTTTTTCAGAACCAGTTTCCTGAATCTGCAAGTCTTTGATAGGCATTTCAATATATTTGGCAACTTTTTTACCACCCGCAATAATCTCAAAACCATCATTTACTTTATGGGTTGCGTTTGTTGCATTTGGATTAACCCCACGTGTAATGGAGTTTGCTATGGCTCTGAGGTTCATTCTATATAGCTCCAAGTCATGCTATATGTTTTATTCCTCTCTCCTCGACAAACAGCAGTTATTCTTCCTGCATGTGCCTTAGGAAACCCATTTTCACGCAACCATCTCTCAGCCTCTTTAGCTCCAAAAAAAATCATACCATTACTACACTGGATTTTCTTGCTATTTGGGCACAATATACCAGTCTTTCCTTTACTTGCAATACTCATTTTTTGCTTAGAAACATCACTGTGCTTCCAGCCTTTTTGCATGGATAATTTTAATCTAGTTTCCGCAGATACGGGTCTACCAGTTAGAGATTTGGATATCTTCCTTCTCGTTTCTTCAGTAGCTTTGTATAATTTTCTTTTTTCTGCGCATGATCTTTTTGAGTTTTCTGTCCACATAGATCTAGCTCTTTTCGATTGCTCAATCCTCTGCTCTTTTGTTGTATTTCTTAACATGCCTTCTCTAATTTTATTTCCGTCAACTTTCCTGCCACGCATTTTCTCTTTTTGCTCTTCTGTGAATTTATATCCATCCATTCTCCCTGCTATCCTGCATATGTTGTATTTAGGGGTTAACGAGTCAATATAAAATTGTTCTCTTTCCAGCAATTCTTCAAAAGAACAAAATTCAATCACAGAAAATTTTATTAAATCTCCATATTTTTTGAATGCTCTCTGGAGCATCGTATTGCAGTGCCTATTTGCTCTTAATGCGGAAAAATGATCTTGTTTTCTTTTATCTATCTTCTTACTGCTGCCAATATAAAAACCGCTTGGGCTGGATATTTTATATATTCCACAATTATTCATTCTCTGATACTTCATACGATATTGATCTCATCATTATACCATGTTCAACCAAAGGTTTGTTAAATCCCTTTCTAGCCACAGTATAAGGCGCGTTAGGTGGGTCAGTCCATGTATTAATAGATTGAACAACTTGACCGCGCATATGCTCACCCATTAACCCCATTACCTTTTTAGGATCATCATGCATCTTCATTAAATTCTGCACAGACAAAACCCAGTTCTTTTTCTGTTCTGAGACTGTAGTTCGGAAGAAAGCGCGGACAGGGGATGTGCGTGTTCCATACTCATTCCAAAACGCCACCATAGCAACAGGCGTGCCATCGGGATAAGTGGCATTTTCTAGCACACCCACGCGCACGGAAGCATTCATCTCTTTGTATTTCGATAGGGCAGCACTTAGACTGCCGACACGTTTGACCATTATCTACGATTCACAGGCATAGGGAAGTTCGTCACCACATACAATGAAGTTCTGAAAATAGCCGTCATCTGCCAAAACTTCGCACCGTATGGGGTTTGTACCCACCATTTTTCGCTATTCCCTAAAGTCCCATATTCCGATGAAA